AGCCGAAGAAGCCGCCCAAAGCCGCCGAACCTGCGGGGGTCACAACACCTGAAGCAAGCAAGTCCGACAAGCGCGACATTCTGCGGCGGTTGATACTTGAAGTGAAATGCTGCCTTTCGAGTGCGCCTGCATTCGAGGATAAGGAAGAGGGATACGTCCTCGGACTGCTGACGGCGGCAGAACTGATACTGGGGGATAATGCGAAGTGAAAACGATACTGATAATAGTCGCGATTCTCGCCGCGTTTATCATCGCGGGTGTGATAGTTTGTTTGTGCGCGGCTGATATCAACGAGTTTGAGGAGGATAAAGACGATGAACAAAACCGATAAACTGACCCCACACCAGCGTATCATACTCATGAACGCGATAGCGGAGCGTGACAAGGCAATCGCTGACCGCGACAAGGTGATAGCAGAGAAAGACCACGAAATAAAGCACTACAAACGCCAGTACGAGATACAGGTAAGGCGCAAACTTCGTGAACGTCACGAGCGTTCGGAGCGCGTGAAGGACAGGATAGCACTCGCAATCCTGCTTTGCGTGATAGCGTTCGTGTTTATCCCAATCGCAGCGAATGCGTTCCAGCAGACAATCTTGTGGGCGAGCGGAATGTGAGGTGCAAGCATGGCATACACAACGATGATGATAATTTACATTACGGTCTCGACTGCCTGCGTTATCGGGTGCATAATCGCAACGCTGCTTGTGTATCTCGACCACGCAAAGAGTAAGAGGGCAAGCGGTGCAGAAATTGCACATCTTCGGGCAGAAGTCAGAGCCTGCCGCAAATTGCTGCGAAACAAAAAATGAGCCTGCCCGTGCTGCATACGGACAGACCCAAGTCATACACCCTAAACCCGAAAAGGTTTATACTTATTATACACCATTTCGGCGGTAATGTCAAGAGAGTGGAGTGATAAAAAATGATTTTGAAACCAGCCGACCATAGGTCATGGCTCGAAGCCCGACGGCGTGGGATAGGAGGCAGTGATGCGGGTGCTGTTATCGGTGTGAACCGTTATCGCTCGAATGTCGATGTGTGGGCTGAAAAAACAGGGATAACGCCACGCGAAGACATCAGCGACAAGCCTGCCGTGAAGTTCGGCAAAGAAGCGGAACAGCACCTGCGGGAGCTGTACAAGCTCGAACACCCTGAACATTCAGTTGAATATCATGAATTTTATATGTACGTCAACGATAATGAGCCGTATTTATACGCCACTCTCGACGGTGAGATCACCGACGAAAGCGGGCGGCGCGGCATATTGGAGATAAAGACCGCGACTATACAAAGCGCGTCACAGTGGGACGAGTGGAGAGACCCGAAGACCAAAGCCGAACGCATACCTGACAGCTATTATGCACAGTGCCTGCATCAGCTGGCGGCTACGGGCTGGGACTTTGTGACACTGTTCGCGTACATTCGCACGGGCTATCAAAACGCCCGATACACTGCGCACGTTCTCACACGGCACATCGAACGTGCCGATGTTGCGGACGATATCACCTACTTGATAGCACAGGAAACGGAGTTCTGGCAGGCGGTGGAGACTAAGCAAAGACCGCCGTTAAAGCTCCCCAAAATATAAAAATCTGAAAGGAATTGAAGCACAATGGCAATGGAGCTCATTTTGAAGAATGGTACGGTGACGATACCGCAGGCGATCGAAAATATCCAGATTTTGAAGCAGGAACTCGCCGACAGGCTGGACTATTACAAATCGCTGATCGTCACGGAAGACGGTATCAAAGATGCAAAGGCTGACAAAGCAAATCTGAACAAGCTGAAAACCGCGATAGACAGTCAGCGCAAGGAAGCAAAGCGCCAGACAATGGCACTTTACGAGCCGCTCGAAAGGGAATGCAAGGAACTGCTTGCAATGATAGACGAGCCGATAGCGGCGATTGACGGGCAGTTGAAAGCCTTCGACGAGAAGAAGAAAGCCGAAAAGTTCGCCGCTCTGGTGGAGTTTTTCGAGCAGATAAACACGCTTGATTTTGTGAAACTCGAACACGTCCTGAACCCGAAATGGGGGAACGTTACGGTGAAGCTTGATACGCTCAAAGACGAAATATCGGGGGCAATACAGGCTATCGTTGATGACTACGCGGAGATCAAGAAGCTGTACGCTGATAGTCCGATGCTCACGGCTATAATGCAAAGATTTGAAACGACGTTAGACAAGAGTGCGGCGCTGGCATATGCGGCGGAGATAGAGCGCAAAGAGCAGGCACGCAAGGCGGCAGAAGAAGCCCGCAAAGTAGCAGAACAGGCACGAAAAGAGTGTGAAGCGGCAGAGCAGGCAGCAAGGGAACAGCAGATGATCGCCCCCGAAAAGAACGAGCCGACACCGCAGGGACCCGCCGACCCTATTGTCACAGAAGCACCGCCGCAGGCAGAACCGACAGGAAGCGTGACATTCACAGCGACGGGAACAAGATCGCAGATAATCGCGCTTAGAGATTTCATGAAGCAAAACAACATCGTTTTCACGGTGATAAGATAAAACGGAGGTAAAACACAATGGCAGTATCTAACAGTTTACAGGCTAACAGACAGCCGAAGTTCACAGCAGTCATCAACTCGGACGGGTACAAGCGCATGATAAGCAATACGCTCGGGGACCCGACCAAAGCGGCGCGTTTCGTTACGGCGATAACTTCGGCGGTGAGCAACAATCCCGCCTTGCAGGACTGCGACGCGGCAACGATCGTAAGCGCGGGGCTTCTCGGAGAAAGTTTGAACCTTTCCCCGTCACCCCAGCTCGGGCAGTACTACCTTGTGCCTTTCAATGATCGTAAGAACGGGCGCAAAGTCGCACAGTTTCAGATCGGGTACAAGGGATACATACAGCTTGCGATACGTTCGGGGCAGTACAAAAAGCTCAACGTTTTGCCGATAAAATCCGGCGAACTGGTGCGTTTCGACCCGCTCGACGAAGAGATCGAAGTAAGGCTCATCGAAAACGAGTTGGAACGTGAGCAGGCGGAAGCTATCGGATACTATGCGATGTTTGAGTATGTGAACGGGTTCCGAAAGGTGATTTATTGGAGCAGGCAGAAGATGGAGAGCCACGCCGAACGTTACAGCATGGGCTACAAAGCACACAAGGGATACACGTTCTGGGAAAAGGACTTTGACGGCATGGCTTGCAAAACAATGCTCAGGCAGCTCATAAGCAAATGGGGTGTGATGTCGATCGATTTACAGAAAGCCGTCACCAGCGATATGGGAGTGATAGGACAGGGCGGATCGGTGGACTACATCGACACACCGACCGAAGCACCGCAGGCACAGCCCGAGCAGCCGCATATCGTAGATGTTGAGCCGATACCCGACAACGTGCCGCCTGTCGATGACTTCGCGGCACTCATGGAAGGCTGACAGGTAAATATATAGCAGGGTGGGCAGGTCGGAATAAAACAGAAAGGTGATATTATGGCATTAAACAAAGTAATCATCATGGGACGCATTACCCATGATCTCGAGATGAAACAGACACAGAGCGGAACAGCAGTGCTCTCGTTCACAGTGGCAATAGACAGATACAGCAAGGACGAAGAAAAGGCGGCAGATTTCATTTCCTGCGTAGCGTGGAACAAAACCGCCGAATTCATAACAAAATATTTCGGCAAGGGGCGAATGATAGCGATAACAGGCACGCTCCACAGCCGCACATACGATGATAAAAACGGCACAAAGCACTATGTGACCGAAGTATACGTCGATAGCGCGGATTTCACGGGAGAGCCGAAGCTCACGGAGGACGCACAGAACAGCGCGTACAGCTACGCACAGCCGCAGGGGTATAACAACACCAATGCACAGCCGCAAGCCCCGCAGAGAACGCCACAGGCGGCACAGCAGACGAACCCGAACGGATACCCCAGCCCGTATATGTATGCACCACCGAGAGAGCAGACACCACAGCAGGCAGCCGCTCCCGACATGAGCGCAGACTTCGCGGCTTTCGGGACGTTTGACGAACAGGGACTGCCGTTCTGATTTCTGATTCTTGCGGAAACTCACAAAAAATTATGATATCTTTGTCGGTACTGCCGCTTGACTGTGGCAGACCGATAGAGTATCATGTGTTACTAATACACCAAATGATATATTTGGTCATTTGGTTTATCAGTTGGTGTATTGATTTTTCAGTTGGTGTATTAGTCATTGACTGAGTAAATATCTACTATTGTTCAACCGATTTATCATTTTGAAACAAAAGGAGCGGAAAATGGCAAACTATCGTAATATTTCGATCTCATTTTGGACGGACTCAAAGGTTGATGACGATTTCACGCCCGAAGATAAGTATTTTTACTTGTACTTGCTCACAAACCCACACACGAACATCTGCGGCTGCTATGAGATCAGCATGAAGCAGATGGAACGTGAGACCGGATACAACGGTGATACGATTAAACGGCTTATCGGGAGAATGCAAGATCAGCACAAAGTAATTCTTTACAGCAAAGAAACCAAGGAAATATTGATTTTGAACTGGTGCCGATATAACTGGACGGACTCCGAAAAGGTAAAAAAAGCGATAATAAACGTCGCACGGTACATCAAAAACGAAGCGTTCAAGCGATACGTTAACGATACGGTATCGTTAGGGTATCCATACACTATGGTAACATCTGTTACTGATACAGATACAGATACAGTATCAGATACAGGTACAGTATCAGAATCAGTATTAGAAACAGAAACAGAAACAGAAAACAGATATAGAAGTAGATATAGAAACTCTCTCTCTGCGCAAAATTGCGCGAGTGGGTGTGCCGAACAGCCCAAAACTCAAAAATTTATCCCACCAACAGTTGACGAAGTTCGAGCATACTGCAATGAACGGCGCAACGGGATAGACCCCGAAGAGTTTGTATCGTTCTACGAATCCAAAGGCTGGATGATCGGACGAAACAAAATGAAAAACTGGAAGTCCGCTATAATCACATGGGAAAAGAACCGCAAGCAGAACGGAGTGAACACAAATGCAGCAGTTGAAAACGATCATGCCCCCGTCAAATACGATGAATCTGGCGGGTATTGGGACAAAAACGGTGACTTCTGGGTCTGACCCCGAACGTGTTCCCGAAACGCTCGAGCAGACAAAGAAACGGCTGGAGCAGGAAGCGGCGGCGTTTAACAAGGCTGTCATCGAGCCAAAAGACGGGATATTCTGCAATCTCTGCGGAAACAAACAGAGTGTCGCAAGAGTTATCCCGCAGATGGGGCAGCGTTCCGACGGGTCGGAGTACGTTCGCAACTGGTACGTGCAGGACGAGTTGTGCGCCTGTGTACAAAAGCGAAACGAAGCAATAAAGCTCAAAAAGAGCGGCATGAAAGACGCAATCGAAAATGTCGGACAGTTTGTCGCGACAGAAGACTGGCAGAAAGTCATTTTGCAGAAAGCCCGCGGGTTTGTGGCACAGACCCAAGCAACGTGCTTTTTCATCGGCGGCAGTTCGGGCAGCGGCAAAACCCACATATCAACGCTGATATGCAGAACGCTCATGGAGCGCGGGCATTCGCTGCTATATCGAAAATGGATAGAAGTCATGCGAGAACTTACCGACTATCGCAACGAACAGCGTGGTGAGCTTTTCAAAGAGTTGACGGAAATTGAAGTGCTATATCTCGATGATGTGTTCAAACCGTCGGGAGCAGCACCCGACCCGCGAGAAGTCCGTGCGACATTTGAAATCGTCGACCGCCGATACACACAGCCCAACAAGATAACGCTGATATCGTCGGAACTGACACTCGGCAAGATACGCGCTGTTGACATCGCAACGGCTCGAAGGATTGAAGAGCTTGCAGGCAGCGGCGCATTCGTGGTGAACGTCGGTGAAGATCGCGTTTTCGGGCGGGTAGACTACAGGCATTCGCAAGGGCAGTGAAAAGCCTATCCAAGCAACGGCATAGTTGACCACCGTATCGCCTTGCTCAGTAACGGCACTGCAATGGATTGACTATCCATGTACGGCAAAGGCAGAGCTAAGCTTAGCGCAGCGATGGCGAAGTAAAGCGAAATAAGGCACAGCAAAGGAACAGCATAACATTTCGGTGCATAGGTATAGCACAGCATAGTAAAGTCGCGTGATGTGAAGGCGATGATAGGTGCAGCACAGCGGCACGAGCAAAGCAACGCGCAGCGCCGCGATGCTTAGCAAAGGCATAACACAGCAAAGCAAAGTATTTAAATTCAAAAAACGAAAGGACAGAACCATTATGGAAACAATGAAAGTAAGAATCACATTCACGGAAGAACTTCTCGGCACGGCAAACGGAGACCCGGCTATTCACGAAGAGTGGATCGCAAGCAAAGCACCCGACGCGCCCAGCAGAGCGGAAGAGATTGCGAGCATCGGAACGGACGAAGCTATCGAAAAGAGCATGACGGTGTTCCCGAGAACCGATGACAAAAAGCCGTTCCTGTATGATTACCAGATACGCGGGTTCTTCAAAGAAGCGGCGGGATTTATCAATCAGACCAAGCCCGCAAAGGAAAAGCTCGCTGCCCACAAAAAGAAAGTTGACGGACTGATTTTTGTAAAGCCGCGAAAGATCGTGCTGAATGGCGTGATGAACCCGACGTGCCAGAGACCGCTAAGAGCGCAGACAGCTCAGGGTGAGCGTGTGGCACTTGCGAACTCCGAAGCAATGGCAGCGGGAACAACAGCAGAGTTTGAGATAGTCTGCATGGCTGACGGGTTGATGAAGTTCGTCCGCGAGTGGCTGGACTATGGCGAATGGCACGGTCTCGGGCAGTGGCGGAACTCCGGCAAGGGAGCGTTCACATGGGAAGAAATCGAAGGCTAAGGCATTGCATAGGCAGTGATGCATAGTACCGAGCTGCAAAGGATCGCAAAACGCAGCATAGGCAAAGTATCGTTAGGCACTGCAACGGCATGGAATAGCGAAGTAGGGAATAGCGAAGTAATGCAGTGGCAAAGCCAAGTAGAGCACTGTATAGCGATGGCAAAGTGCGGCACAGTCAGGGAAGGCGAAGGCATAACATAGCTCTGCGGTGCATAGCAACGGCAAAGCAGAGAGTGGTAAAGCAAAGGCGAAACAGCGTAAGGCTAAGGCGTTGTAATACACAGCAATGTAAATCAATGCAATGCAAAGGCAAATAGTCAGGGTGGGCGGGTCGGTAGAAAGGAATGATAATTTTTGAAATTCGAGTTTACGATACCCGGAAAACCTACGGGCAAAGGCAGACCGCGTTTCTCACGCTACGGGCATACATACACGCCCGAGCAGACAACGAACTATGAGAACCTCGTGAAAGTTTGCTTTAAACAGGCGTACCCGAGAGCGGAACCGTTCCCGCAGAAGATCGAGTTGTGTGCGGACATCAAAGCATACTACCCAATACCCGCAAGCACCAGTAAGATCAAAAAGCAGAAGATGAAAGACGGCGTATACAAGCCGACCGTTAAGCCTGACATCGATAATGTGACTAAGATCATTCTCGATTCGCTCAACGGGATAGCCTACTACGATGATGCACAGATCGTCGTGCTAAGAGCTGTGAAGCTGTACAGCGACGAGCCGCACGTGCTAGTGCAGATCGGAGATATTGGAGATGATGAAGAGCCGTGAAGCCCGATGAAGTAATTAAATACCGTGACAAGCCCGTAGAGTACGGCGGCAGTCGCTACATTCTGCGGGCGGCGCGGATACACATCGAAAGCGACGGCAAAAGATACCCACAACTGCGGTTACAGGACGCGGCTCACCCGTGGTCTTATGTCGTGGCGCGGTTGGAAGAAGTTAAACCGATTCCAGAATAGCCCTATTTTGTACGAGAATACGTTGTAAGGCGGTTCAGCGGGGCGGGTAGGGTAATTTGACGTTTAAGGACTGCACCCGCCTGTTTGGGGCTGTTTTTGGGGTGTTTTGAGGAAAGGACAGATTTACATGAAACTGATAAAGACGAAAAACGGGTTCGTCAACACGGATATGATTGAATCATTATTCATAATGGGAGAGTGACAATGATGACTAACGAACAGATAATCAAGCAGCTTTCGGCACTGATAGACGATCGCGAAGCATTCTGCATAAGCGACCCCGAACACGACGAAAGCTACATCAAGGATATCGATGCACTTAAAGCGGCTATCGAGTTTTTGAAGAATGCCGAGACTATGAAACACGCAGAATGGAAACTTTATGCAAAAACGAGAGACAATGAAGGCTATATTGTCAATCATTTTGTGTGTTCGAGCTGCAATAACATGATACCAGACGTTCCCGAAGGGCTTGCCCCGGATATAGTATCTCCGCATTGCGCAAAATGCGGTGCAAGAATGGACGGTGATACAAATGCATGATATACCACGACATGAAGCCGCCGCAAAGATAATCGCTCACTACGGCGCACAGCACCAGCTCGTCAAGCTCTGTGAAGAGTGCGCAGAACTGGCACAGCAGGCGGTCAAATGCTACGACAAAGGCATACCGTACAGCGATGACATGATTGATGAAATAGCGGACGTGTTCGTGATGATAATGCAGTTTGAGACAGTAATGTCACAGCCTGATCGCGACAAGCTCGAAGATTATATCCCCTATAAACTGCGGCGGCAGCTTGACCGCATAGAGGAGGAATCAACATGAGAGCAGCGTACAAGCCCAAAGACAAACAGCGTCTGCAAGTGTACCGCGCTTGCGAGCAGGAGTACAACCGCCGTTACAGCGAACACCAGGCGCGTATCTGCAAGGATATCTCGGTACAGCTCACGGCGGCGGTGCTGTACACGCTGAACGTCTGCGAGGACTTTGAGACTGAGGACATACAGCGCGTATTCTGCGAGATCAACGGCACGTTTGAGGATATGTCGGGCGTAGGGTTCGCGGGTAAGTTTGACGGTGACGATCTTATCGAACTTTGCAAAGAGCGCTTCGGCATAGACCTGAATGCCGAGATCACGGCAGAGTTTGAGACGAAGGGAGCAAAGTCATGAAATGCCTTGATTGCAAAAAGGAAGCGGCAGGCTTTCTCTTTGGGAGCAAAGAAAGTGGTACGTTTTTGTGTTTCAGATGCCTTAGCAAAAGAGCCGATATGCTTAAAGCAGACCCTGCAAATTTCAAAGAGAATATAAAGAAAATGCTTGAAACAGGCTGTTGTTGTGACAGTAGAAAGGACGAGTAAAATGAAAGTCTCCGACCTGCGGAAATACCGCAAGAATATTGAAGCTCTCGAAGCTATCAACCGCCTGCTGGCAGATAAGCAAGTTACTGACAGCGTGCAGGGTTCACACGGTGCTCCCGATTTCGCGTTGACACACCGCAAGGTCGAAGGACTGGCGCGAAACAAGGGGACGATAGCACTCTTGCAGGCAAAAAGCACGATAGTACGCGAACAGGCGGCGATCCGAATGTTTATCAATGGCATACGTGAACGTAGGATATACGAAGCACTAAATCTGTACTGTATGTCGGACGATTTGCACAACCCGACGTGGGAAGAAGTAGCGGTAAAAATGGGAGAGACAAACGCCGAATCTCTCCGAAAGACCATCGAGCGGCACTTGAAAAATAATTTTGAAAATGTCCGCCTTTTTCCTTGAATGTCCGTTTTTTATGTGTTATAATTAGAATGGACGAACAGGCGATGAAAGATTTCATTGTTTCAAATCCTTTCGGCAAAGGCTCTGCCCGGGTTGATCGGGCGGGGCTTTTGTTGTATCCGGCGAAATCAGCACCCACCTGGATAAGCCGGACAGTTTGCGGATATTCTGACAAAATCCGACGTTTACGCGAAGTTCGTCAAAATCGGCATAGGGCGGTCAACCGCTCTATATTGGAGCATAGCCAAGCGGTAAGGCAAGCGGCTTTGACCCGCTGTATCGGCGGTTCGAGTCCGCCTGCTCCAGTTGTAAAATGCACAAGTAAATGCTGTAATATTTGTGTAGTAATGGTATTGCTAATTTTTGGTTTTTCCTTTATACTGTAGGTACAATCACATAAACAAATACACAAACCGACAGAAAGGTGGAAGAACCATGAATACTACGATAGCGACCAGGATCGAGAACATGAAAAAGCAGACCTTCGGGGTGGAAGTTGAGATGAACAACATAAGCCGCGATAAAGCAGCAAAAATCACTGCAAGCTTTTTCGGGACGATGAGATACGAAAACACCGCACGCAGAAACGGATACGACACCTGGAGCGCATGGGATGCGCAAGGCAGAGAGTGGAAATTTCAGAAAGACACCAGCATAGCAGGAATGGACTGGCAGAAATGCGAAATGGTCACTCCAATACTTACCTACGATGACATGGAGACCTTGCAGGAACTCCTGCGCAAGCTTCGCAGGAATGGAGCTAAGAGCGATGCAACAAGGGGCTGCGGGGTACACATTCACATCGGAGCACAGGGACACACTCCGCAGAGCCTGCGTAACCTGGCAAACCTTATGGCAAGCCATGAGACACTGATAGCCGATGCTTTAAAGATCGATAAAGATCGGATGGATACCTACTGCAGCATGGTAAACCCAAACTTCATAAAGAAACTCAACGAAGCAAAGCCTACAACAATGAGTGCACTCGCTGACATTTGGTACACAACGAATAACGCCAACTACGGCAGAACAGCACACTACAACAAGAGCCGCTACCATATGCTCAACCTGCACGCAACATTCACCAAAGGCACGGTCGAATTCAGGCTCTTTCAATTTGACGCGCCGACAGCCGAAAGAAAAGGTGGAATTCACGCAGGAGCACTCAAAGCATACGTACAATTCTGCCTGGCTCTCAGTCAAATGGCAAAAGACCTGAAAAGTGCAAGTCCCAGAGAGCAGCAGAAAGAAAACCCGAAATACGCAATGAGAACATGGCTCCTGCGGCTCGGATTCATCGGTGATGAATTTGCAACAGCACGCGAGATACTCACCAAGAACCTGACAGGAGATACGGCATTCAGACATGGCAGAGCAGCCGCCACAGCAGCAGGCTGATCCGAAAAGGGCAATCTTGTACAACCGAATACATCGCCGCCGATCATGGCGGCTTTCGGTGGTAGAAGAGTACCCTCTTCGGAAAGGATCTGAAAGCCATGAAAGAAAAGAAAAGATACTACCTGGCGTATGGAAGCAACCTGAACGTTGCACAGATGAAGAAGCGCTGCCCGGCAGCACGACCGATAGGCACGGGAAACATCAACGGTTATGAGTTGCTCTTCAAGGGGAGCAAAACCGGGAGCTACCTGACTATCGAGCCGAAAGAAAACAGCAAAGTCCCCGTGGCGGTCTGGGAAGTGACCGCCGGAGATGAAAGAAGCCTCGACCTTTATGAAGGCTTCCCCAGATTCTACTACAAGCAGAACTGCAAGATCACTTTCAAGGACGCAGAGACGGGAAAAAGAAAACGTGTGGAAGCATTCGTCTACATCATGCACGAAGACCGCCCAATAGGAATACCTACCATGTACTACATGAAGACTTGTGCGGAAGGGTATAGAAACTTTGGTATGGACGAAGCAATTCTCTGGGAAGCATACTACAAATGCAAGGGGGGTGATGGATTATGAAGTCGTCTGACAGAATAACTCCGAAAAATTGCCCGAAATGCGGCAAAGAATACACTGCGCCGCCCACACTTTCGCGGGTGGACGGGTTCACATACATCTGCCCCGAATGTGGCATGAGAGAAGCACTTGCAAGTATAGGAGTAAGTAAGGAAGAACAGGATAAGATCATCGGCATGGAGAAGCGATACAGAGTGGAAGGCGGTGACGATCAATGAAAAGGATAGAGCCTGCACCGATCTACAAAGGCTTCCCTTGTTCGGCGGTCGCGGTCGGATGTGCCAGACAAGCAGCCCACAGAAGCGACGTGAAAGCCCTTAAATCGCCCGAACTTAAGGACGGCGGGTACTTATCGCTTAAAGGCATGAACGCCCTTGTACGCGCAAATCTCGCGGTTGTGAAGCAAGTGAAGTTCAAGCGCGGTGAAAGACCACTCCTGCGTGAATACGCCAGACAGATCAAGGGTCAAAAAGCAGTTGTATGTGTTCTCGGACACTACGTTTATTTTGACGGCAAAGACTACTGGTCGTATTTTTGGAACGGCGGTGACGAAGTAGTCAGCGCGTGGATAATTCGATAAATCATAAATCCCCGTGGAATGACCTGACTGATGATAATAAAGCTATACTTGCGGAAATTGAGCCTACAAGGAAAGCTATGAAAAAGTTGTTTAATTCGCAAACAAGTGCGAAAGCAATAATTGATGGGAAAAATACTCTCGGATATAGCGAAATTAAAAAACTTGTAACTGATATAAAAGCAGCAAGAGATAAGGCAAAAGCAATGGGTAAAGCAAGTGCGTTTACTGACGACATGATATATCGTTATGTAAAACTAAAAATATGGATAGGAGTTTAAAAGAGAGGAGACCAAATGGCAGGGAAAACAAACAGAGCCGAAGAATGGCTGACAGAAGACGGGTTATTATTGCTCGAAGGGTGGGCTCGTGATGGGCTGACCGATAAGGACATAGCAACGAAACAAATTCATTGTGGAGAGCGTACATTTACATCCTGGAAGAAAAAATACGATGCCATAAGGGCCGCCCTTAAAAAAGGACGCGCTCCGGTCATGGAAAAGGTCGAAAAATCGCTGTATGATCTATGCCAAGTGCAGAAATACACCGAAACGATAGAAGAAATAACCGAAGACGCAAACGGCAGAAAAAGAAAGCACACACGCAAGATCACCAGAGAGACACCACCAAATCCGACCGCTATTATTTTTGCTTTAAAAAATCTCAAACCGCACAAGTGGCGCGATAAACAGGAAGTACGCACCACATACGCTCTCGAAAACGAAGTGCCGAAATTATACGAAGCGCTCACCAAGCCCGCATTAGACGAAGCGTGTGAAACTCCTGCGGACGGTTCAAAGACAGCAGAAGAAAACAAAGACGGCGGTGATAGCAAATGACGTTTGAAAAGCTTTCCAAAAAGCAGAAAAGCGTGCTTCAATGGTGCTACTCAAACGAATACAAAGCGATCATCTGCGACGGAGCGGTGCGCTCGGGAAAAACCATCTGCATGATAACGAGCTTCATTCTTTGGGCGATGAAGACCTTCAATAGCTCAAACTTCGGCATTTGTGGCAAGACTGTCGCAAGTGCGGAAAGAAACATTATACGCCCTTTGCAGACGATTGTGGACATTACGGGGTACTTCAAAGTCCACTACTCGCGGCAAACACATATGCTGACGGTCGAGAATCAAAACACACGAAACTTTTTCTTTATTTTCGGCGGTAGAGACGAAAGCTCGTACACGCTCCTGCAAGGCATAACGCTCTCGGGTGTACTTCTTGACGAAGTCGCACTCATGCCCGAAAGCTTCGTCAACCAGGCAATAGCCCGTTGTTTATCAGTACCAAACGCTCGGTATTGGTTCAACTGCAACCCTGAAAGCCCGTCGCACTGGTTCTACAATGATTGGATTTTACAAAACGAGAAGAAAAACGCATTGCACATTCACTTCTTGATGAGCGACAATCCGATCATGACAGCAGAACAGCTCCGAGAAGCTGAAAAGCAGTTTTCGGGTGTGTTTTATGCCCGTTATATCCAAGGCTTGTGGGTAGTAGCAGAAGGACTTATATACCCGATGTTTGAAAACGCCGCAGAAACGCCCCCAAAACGCAGAGCAGACAAGTACGTACTTTCTATCGACTACGGCACACAGAACGCCTTCGCGGGGCTTATTTGGGGCTTGTACGGCAAGGTATGGTATGCGATAAAGGAATATTACTACTCGGGGCGTGATACGCAAGTGCAGAAAACCGATGACGAATACGCACAGGACATGGACGAATTCACAGATAACTACATATGCCGTCCATACGAAAAAATACTCACCATTGTGGACCCGTCAGCCGCAAGTTTTATAACTGCGCTGCGAAAGCGTGGCGGTTACAAGGTGATAAAGGCAAACAACGACGTGCTCGACGGCATAAGGGATACGGCTACAGCAATGCAAACCGGGAAAATCAAGATCAGCCCCGAACTCAAAAACTGGAAGAAAGAAGTCCAGGGCTACGTATGGAGCGACAACGCAGCATCTGACACCCCCGTGAAGGTTAACGACCACTGTATGGACAGCATGAGGTACTTTGTCGAAACTATGGGGCTTGTTTTGCGGAAAGAACGATGAAAGGAGAATGCAAAATGAAATTGCAGGAGGCAATAGATCATCTCAGCGAGAGCTTAAATGATCCAAACAGGGAATGGTGTGAAGAGTGCAGGCAGGAACACGAGCAGTTACACAAATTCCTTGTTGAACTGAAATGGAGAAGAAAGATCGAAAGCCACGACAAAAAGGGAAACATACGAGCAAAAGCGTGGATATGGCAGGCAAAATATAACGATTTGCTTCTTAGCCAGATGAAGGACAAGGGAGAAACCGAGAACCGCATAAACGACCTTGAAAAAAGACTTGAAAGTGCAGAACAGCGGGCAGAATTCATGCGTGGCATAATTACAGCTTATGAAAAAATTCTCTTTAGGCTACCATGGCTCATAGCAGACGAAGAAAGCGGTGATGAATGAGTGCTGACATATGAAGACCTTCAAAAGTGTGTAAGTGAAGAAGAGCGGCAGTCGTTCATCATTTCGGTGATAAACGAACACCAGTCAAGCAAGCAATACAAGACCGCAGCAGATGCAGAATTGTACTTCAGACATGAAAACCCGACGATCAATCGGGTACAAAAGTTCATACGGGATTTAAACGGGCAGCTGCACATCGACGATGTATCTCCAAACAACCACATCTCGTCGGATTTTTACAATTTTTTCATTATGCAAACAGTGCAATATGTACTCGCAAACGGCGTGACTTTTGAAAAGAGTGAGATTAAAGAAAAGCTCGGTGGTTCACAGTTTGATAACATGGTACAGCTTGCACTTCGGTATGCCTGCAATGCGGGTGTGTCTTATGCACTTTTCCTTGATGGTAAAATTCAAGAAGTTTTTAAATTCGCGGGCGGCACAACTGATCCGGATTTCGCACCGCTTCTGAGCGAGCAAGACGGCACGGTCAGGGGCGGCATAAGATACTGGCAAATAGACAGTTCAAAGCCAAAGCACATAACGCTTTTTGAAGAGACACAGTATACCGAATACATCGTTGACAGCAATAATGAATGGGAGATCACGACACCGACGCGCCCGTATCGGCAGATGGTACGGCGGGAAACGTCGCTCCCGAACTCACCCGAAACACTTGTGAATGCCAATCAAAACAACTTGTGTCCGATTGTACCGCTGTATTACATCAACAGGCAGTCGGCACTTGTGGGAAACCAAAACACGATTGATGCCTACGATCAAACGCTCTCCGAACTGATAAACGGCACACAAGACGACTTTGTGTATTGGATTTTTCAGAATTGTGCGGGTATGGACGAGATCGATGCACAACAGGCTTTGAACCGCCTGCGAGAAAATCACTTCGGATGGGCTGATACCGTCGGGGAAGGAAGCAACATCGATTTCCGAACGGTACAGTCGCCATACGAGCCAAAAATAGCAGCACTAAATCAGCTCGAAGACAGATTATATGTCGATTTCAAGGCTTTCAATCCACAGACAGTAGGCGGTGGGCAGCGAACAGCAACGGAGATTCAGTCAGCGTATCAGCGACTTGACAGCAAGGCAGACGAAGTCGAAGATTTGCTCATAGCATTTATACGACAAATTCTGCGGGTCGCAGGGCTAGACGAAAACGAACCGTTTCACTTCACCCGTTCACGCATGATAAACGCGAATGAAGAGATAAACTCGGTTCTCGCGTCGGCACAGTTCCTCGGGGACGAAGCAACTACACGAAAAATATGCGAGTTGCTCGGCATGGGAGACGACTACGAAAACATACAGGAACAGAAAGCGGCGGCAGAGCTGGCGTACTTCACCGCACAAGCCACCCAGCAGGGCGCACAAGGCGGGTCTGTTTGAGTAGGGGTAAGTTTACTCCTAACCATGCAACACACCGATATGAGCCGCGTAGAGCGCCACAGGGGCATAGAGGAGCGATAATATGATTACGATAGGTAGTAAACCACATGATATGAGTGACGACGAAGCAAATGAGTATCTGAAAATCTTCTGCGAGATGCACCCGTATGAAAGAAATGGAAGTTTAACAATTGAGACCGATGGAGAATATGCTGACGTGTATCTTGACGTGAAAGAAAAAACGCCGTTTCAGCGTATCAGGCGTATCACGGGATATCTCGTCGGCACGCTTGATCGTTTCAACAATGCGAAACGTGCAGAAGTCGAAGACAGGGTAAAGCATAACACATGAGCAAAAAGAAAAAGAATCAGCCGCGACCTCGCTGGCACTGCCCGAAATGTGGTATGCTTTGGGTGAATTGTGACCCCGTGTGTATCATTTGCGGCATTTACGGCACGGCATTAAACGAAGGCGCTGAAAAGATATTAAAAAAAGCAAGATTGGAGGAATCACAATGAAATATGTTGCTATCGAACCGCCCAAGGTTGATATCAGAATCACATTCATCGGCGGCGGCGAAATTATTATACCTGACGAACAGTGGGATGATTATCGATACGACGGGAAGTTCTTCACGATAGTCAAGAACGGCACGGATATAGCGATGTATAACGCAAAACAGGTGTTCTCGCTTGTGCTCGAACAGCAGGGCGGCGATTAAATGAGCGACCCCGCGCATGACAAGACTGATCAGCTCCTGGCTGAAATGACCGAACGGATATATGAGATATACGAGCAAGCTGCCTTCGAGATGAAAGTCAAGGCTGAAAAATACATGGACTGGTTCAAAGAAACCGACCGAAAGAAACGGCAGCAATGGCACGGTGGGCAAATCACCGACGAAGAATACCGACAGTGGCGGGGCTCACACCTGCTGACGGGCGACAGGTGGCTCGACATGGCTGACGTGCTTGCAGCCGATATGGTGCATTCAGATGAGATTGCGGCAAGTGTCATAAACGGCTATCAACCCGAGGTTTATGCGGAAAATCATAACTATGAAACGTATCGAATCGAACGCAAAACCATGATTGAAACGTCCTACACGCTGTATAATGCGCAAGCTGTGGAGCGGCTTGTGAGAGATCACCCTGACCTATTCCCGATAAAAGCAGTAGCGAACGTGCCAAAACTTGAACGATGGAATATGGAGCTTGTAAGGAGCACAATGACACAATCAATCCTGCAAGGCGAAACGATGGAAGAGATCGCCGACAGGCTCTCACAGGCCGTCACGACACGCAATAGAACAGCGGCTCTGCGCGATGCACGAACAATGACGACAAGCACCGAGAACGGCGGCAGAATGGACGCTATGCGCCGTGCAGAAGAGATGGGGATAAAGCTCAAAAAGGGCTGGCTCGCCACACTTGACGGGCGCACGAGGCATTCACACAGGCTTGTAGACGGTGAGATTGTAGAGCTTAATGAAGAGTTCTCCAACGGCTGTATGTTCCCCGGAGACCCAAACGCAGACCCACGTGAAGTGTATAACTGTCGGTGTAGGCTTTTAGAAGACATCACCGAGGAGCAGTTCACAACAATGCCCAGACACAGCAGGCTCGGGAGCATGAGCTATGAGGAATGGAAGGGCGCACACTCGACAGGAGCAAATCAAAAATAAAAGTTTCGTATTTCATCCCTTGATGATTTGCGAAAACATACCAAAGTTAATACCGCAGGAGGTAGTGATTGCAACACGACAAGCGGCAAGCCTTAGCCGTTCCTCCTGCGATATTTTTATATTTAAGGCAGATTACAGGAAGGCGGTAATAACATGAACGATATTGTCTTACAAGATAGACAGCTACCCGACAACATACCCGATCTTGCAAAGTTTGCACTCGTTGGGCGTGAAAAGTTGGTAGCAGTAAGAGCAGAGATAAGAGCAATAGAAAAAGTCGGGCTTGCCGAGGAAGTTCGCAAGCAAAAGCAGGAAGAAGCGCAGGCGATAAGTGAAGCGGTTCTCGACGCAGAAGTACGTCTCGGTGAGCTTATGGCGAGGATACCGAAACAAAACACTCATAACAGGGCAAAAGTTAGACCCGACAGCGGTGTCGTGTCTAAAACCGAGATCATCGAACAAGCAGGATTCACGCAAAAGCAAGCAGAACGCTTTCAAACGTTAGCTGCACACCCCGAAATAGTGGAGCAGGCAAAGGCAAAAGCACGTGAAAACGACGATGTAGTCTCCCGTTCTCTCGCTTTGGAAATGATAAAAGAAAAAAAGCGTACCGATAAAGAAAACGTAAGAGAAGCCGAACGTCAGGAAAACGTCGCAAAGGTCGAAACACTTCACACCCCGCTCGAAGCACAAGGGCTGTTTCAAACCATTGTCATCGACCCGCCCTGGGACTGGGGGGACGAGGGGGACGTGAACCAATTCGGCAGAGCAAAACCCGACTACGGCACCATGCCGATAGATGACATCAAGGCACTCCCGATAGGAAAAATAGCAGACAAAAACTGCCACTTGTATCTCTGGGTGACAAACCGCAGCCTGCCGAAAGCCTTTGACCTTATCGAAGCGTGGGGGTTTCGGTATATAACGTGTATAACGTGGGTCAAGCCCAATATCGGCATGGGTAACTATTTTCGCGGAAGCACCGAACAAGTGCTGTTTGCTGTCAAAGGTAGCCAGCCCTTGAAACGACATGACGCAGGTACGTATTTCAGTGCGCCACGTGGCAAAGTCCACAGCGAGAAGCCAGATGAATTTTACAGCCTTGTCGAATCGTGCAGCTATGCACCTTTTATCGACGTGTTCGGGAGAAAAGAGCGTAAAGGGTGGTCTGTGTGGGGTGAAAACGGGTGAATTATTTCTTTGAAAAACTTGAATACAGTCTCGGAGCACAAAAGAAATTCGATTGTGAGATACTCAAAAGCCACATACCCAAGTGTGTGAGCGTGATCAAGACCGATACCGAGACCGACAAAACAGGCATAGACTACATAGCAACGCTCAAAGGTGGCGCAGAGATATACATCGACGCAAAAACGCGGGTCGGCGGTTGCTCAAAATATTGGGACGGACAGCCCGAATTGTGTATAGAGACATGGAGTGTCAAAGAAAAGGCAATACCCGGCTGGACTTACAAAGAGAGCACAAAGGTAGATTATATTCTGTATACGTTCGCGCCCGAGGATTATAGCGGGTATTTTTTTATACCTTTTCAGCTTTTGCGAGCAGCGGCGATAAGGCACTATCACGAATGGGTAAGCCGATACAAGGAAAAACCGCAGCGAAACATGGGATATACGTCAATGGCTGTATTTGTGCCAGCTGATGTGGTGCTGAACGCGGTCAGGGAGCAGATGGAAGGAGAAGTAATGACATGGGTACGAATTACAGGGCAATAGTCGAGTTTCTCAAGGAGCTGAAAGCCAGTAGAAAACGGCTCACAAGTCAACAGTACAGAACACTCAAAGGGCAGGCAATGAGCAACAACGTTTCTGCCGCAATGAAAGGACTTGAACGGCTGACACGGAGGGTAGATAGAGCATGATAACGACCACAGAAATGGAGCTCGTCGAGATAGGCAGGCTGATACCTTACGTCAACAACGCACGAACGCACAGCCCCGAGCAGATACAAAAGCTCCGTGCCAGCCTTCGGGAGTTTGGCTTCATCAACCCCGTGATAATTGACCGTGAATACAATGTGATCGCAGGACATGGAAGAATAATGGCAGCGGAAGCCGAGGGCATCGAGCAGATCCCGTGCGTGTATGCAGATCATCTGTCAGAAGCACAGAAAAGGGCATACATTCTCGCCGATAACCGAATGGCGATGGACGCGGGCTGGGACGAAGAAAAGCTCCGAAATGAGATAATGGCACTTCAAGACCTACGATACAACATCACACTGACGGGCTTTGAAGAAAGCGAACTTGCTGATTTGATACTCGATATGGAAAATCCGACCGAAGAAGACGACTACGACGTAGCCGAGGAACTTCCAGAAGAAGCAGAGAGCAAACAGGGACAGGTATATCAACTCGGGCGGCACCGCCTTATATGCGGTGACAGTACCGACAAAGCGGTCATCGCACGGCTTATGGACGGTAAAACAGCCGATTTGTGGCTCACAGACCCGCCGTACAACGTAGACTACGAAGGCAGCGACGGGCAGAAGATACAGAACGACAATATGAGTGATTCACAGTTTAGGCGGTTTTTAAAGGACGCATTCACAGCGGCGATGAGTGCAATGAGACCAGGTGCGGCATTTTACATCTGGCACGCAGACTCAGAAGGGTTAAACTTTCGCGGAGCTTGTCACGATGTAGGGCTTCAAGTTCGACAATGCCTGATATGGGTTAAAAATTCGCTTGTTCTCGGACGGCAGGACTATCAATGGCGCCATGAGCCGTGCCTTTATGGTTGGAAAGACGGAGCGGCGCATTACTTCATCGACAACCGCAGGCAAACTACGGTAATAGAAGATTACGCTCCCGATTTCAACAGCATGAAGAAAGAAGAAATGAAAGCCCTGCTTGAAGAAATATACAGCGATAGGATAAGCACAACAGTTATATACGAAGACAAGCCGAAAGCAAATGATATGCACCCGACAATGAAGCCGATCAAGCTGTTAGCCAGGCTGATACGCAACAGCAGCAAGCCCGACGAGATCGTACTCGACACCTTCGGTGGTTCGGGAAGTACGCTCATGGCTTGCGAGCAGCTCGGGCGGGTTTGTTACACCTGCGAGCTCGATCCGAAATACGTTGATGTTATCATCAAGCGGTGGGAAGATTACACGGGAGAGAAAGCAATGCTGATAGGGGGATAACAGAGATGGGACGTGGAAGTAGCAAAGGTAGCGGCGGTGGAGGAAGTTCAAAAAATGTTAAGCAAGATAAGTTGACTGCTGCCGCAAAAAGTGGTACAATAGATGATAAATACAAAAATCTTCAAACATTCGACGATAAGGCTGCCGGTACACACCAATACGTAGGAGACGCACAAAAAACCTACGATTTTTTCAACGATAATTCGAATTTTGATTCGTTGGTTAATCAAATGGATAAAACGGAAAGAGATCACTTCCGAATGTGGACTGCTGGGAATTTTATGACTGGGCAACAATATAGAGGTTTTGACGGTTTAGATGATTATGATAAAAAGTTGACAAGAACCTTTGATAAATACCTCGATCAAGCCACACTCAGTAAAGGTGTTCAACTTTCTCGCCTTACAGATGCTCAACTAATTCTCGGTGCAGGGAAAAAAAAGCTACGTTGGCACAACTCCAAGCAATGGAGGGACAATTTATAAAATCTAAAGGTAATATGTCTTTTTCAGCAGCGAGTGAAGGGTTGACGATTGGCGCAAAAGGAAAAAACGTCGAGCTTAAACTTAAAGTACCCGGAGGAACTACGGGTGCTGGAATGTGGATAGGTGACAAACGTATAAACGGCTGGGGCGCTAAACAAAGAGAATTCATGACCAACAGAGACATCGTCATGAGAGTAGGTAAAACAACGTATAACAAGAGCCGTGGTGTTTTTGAAGTTGAGGTGTTCTACGAACATCGCGAACCTCACGACTATGGTAAAAGTGGAAAATAATAACAGAAAGGGTTTTGATTATGGCAACCAAAAAAACAAGCAGCACAAAGAAACATTCGGGATTTGAAGCACCAACAATAGGCACGGTGTATCCGAAAGGAACGACTTTCAAGAAAAATCCCGACGGCACAGTAACTCCCGTGTATCCAAAGAACAAGAAAAAGTAATGGGCTTAGAATTCACAATCACCGACAATAGTAACGAAATCCTAAAAGAGCTCGAAGCCGCAGTCGAACGAGGGCTTACACGGGTAGGCATGAAAGCCACAACCTACGTCGCAGCGTTAACACCCGTCGGTACTCCCGAAAGCACGGGCGTAGACGGATACGTCGGGAGCAGGCTGAGAAACAGCATGACGTACCGGGTGCTGAAAGTTGAACGAGCGGTAATCATCGGAACGAATATCCACTACGCTCCGTATGTTGAGCTCGGTACGGGCATATATGCTACTGACGGAAACGGCAGAAAATCACCGTGGGTGTGGAAAGACAAAAACGGGAAGTTTCACTGGACGCGCGGTATAAAGCCACAGCACATGATACAGCGCGGCATAAGTGAACACGTCGGAGAATACAGTGACATAATACGCGATGAACTCAAAGGATAAAGCACTCCGCGCAAAGCGGGGTGTTTTATTTTTGCTGACAAAACAACACAAAAAGTATTGACAAAATGGGCGCGAGGTGGTATAATTTGATTGATAGCAAGAGAAAACTCACACAAGCCGAAGTACAGGCTATTGAGAGCGTTCTCAACAAGGACAGCCGTGTAGAGGTTGTCCCGACGAAAAATGGTGTGAAGATACTCGAAGTACGCCGTGAACAAGTGAATATTGAACCTTCCTCAAAGCGGTGAGGGAGAAGAACCAAGCGGGGTTGACTGTATGAAGCAGTTAACCCCGCTTTTTTGTTTTATAAGCAATCCCTGCCGAAAGTGGTCGGCAGGAAGAGCCGAGAGGGGCTGTGTCTGTGTACATTGAAGTGCACGGATACAGCCCTTCTTTTTTTATATCAAAAGTCACAAAATGGATAACAAAGCGGCAAAGCAGAGCCGCCCGAGGAAAAGGAGTTAGACATATGGCACTTACAAGAAAACTGCTCGCGGCAATGGGACTCGAAGGTGAGAAGATCGACGAGATCATAGCGGCTCACACTGAGACCACCGATGCTTTAAAAGCAGACAGAGACAAATACAAAGCAGAAGCTGAGCAGCTCCACGATGCACAGTCGGAGCTTGACAAGGTAAAGAAAGATCTTGAAAAAGCCAATGCAACCATCGAACAGGCTACTAAGGACGACTACAAAGGAAAGTATGAGTCTGAGAAAGCCGCAAAAGAAAAGCTCGAATCAGATTACAAAGCCAAGGAAATGGAAGCGAAAGAAAACGCAGCCATATCAAAGTGGGCGCTTGAAAACGGATATAGTGATGAAGGTGCAGCGAAGATCGTAAAATACGGCGGTCTGCGCGGCAAAATCAAGCTATCGAACGACGGCAAGGCTGAAATCGGTGACGATATCAAAGCAGAACTTGACAACGAGTGGAAGGGCTACAAAAAACCCGCTGACGTTGTGGATACCGCAAAATTTCAGAAGCCACCTGCAAACGACGGCAACAAGTCCACTATGACCAAGGCAGAAATCATGGATATAAAAGATTCAGGCGAACGCCAGAAAGCTATCGCCGAAAATCCCGAGCTTTTCGGAATTGAAAAGGAGTGAAAATAAATGGCAGCAGTAACAAAAGCAGCTGATATAGCAATCACCGTCCGTGAGGTTGACTTTGTAACTCGCTTTGCAAGGCAGTGGGATCACCTCCGCGAGATTATGGGTATAATGCGCCCGATCAAGAAGGCGGCAGGCACTAAGCTCACGAGTAAGTATGCGACTGTAACCCTCGAAAACGGTAATGTTGCGGAAGGTGCTACTATTCCCTACTCTCACGCGACCGTTCAGGAGAAGGAATACGCAACTATTACTATTAAGAAATATGCAAAGGCGGTTTCTATCGAAGCCATTGATCAGAAGGACTACGAGAACGCCGTACAGCGCACCGATGACGAGTTTTTGAATGAGCTTCAGTCAACCGTTGTGGACGATTTCTACAGCTATCTCCGCACAGGCACGCTCAGAAGCACTGAGGGCAATTTTCAGATGGCACTCGCAATGGCACAGGGTCGTGTGCGCGACAAGTGGAAAAAGATGCACCGCGGCATTACCTCGGTTGTTGGTTTCTGCAATATTCTTGACGCATACACCTATCTCGGTTCGGCACAGATCACAGTTCAGTCACAGTTCGGCATGGACTACATCGAGAATTTCCTCGGTTACAGCAAGCTGTTTCTGACTTCCGAGATCCCCTCGGGCGAGATTATCGCAACCCCGACCGATAACGTTGTACTTTACTACGTTGACCCCAGTGACAGCCAGTTCAGCAGAGCGGGTCTGAAATACACCACCGACGGCGAAACTAACCTGATTGGTTTTCACGTTCAGGGTAACTACAACACCGCTGTATCCGAGAGCTTCGCTCTTATGGGTATGACGCTCTTCGCAGAATATCTGGACGGTATCGCAGTAATTGGCTTCGGTGGCGCAACCGCAGGCACCAACCTCAAGAGCCTGACAATCGGCAATCTTGAACTGACCCCCGATTTTGACCCCGATGTTACCACCTACACGGCGGCTACCACTGCGGCGACAAACAAGATCACCGCAGAAGCAGAGTATACCGACGCTGTTGTTGAAATTAAAAACGGCTCGACCGTTGTAGCTAACGGTGGCTCTGCGACATGGAGTGCGGGAGAAAACACCGTCACCGTAAAGGTAACGAACGACAGCGTAGATAAGACTTACACCGTAACGGTAACTAAGTCGTGATATTGACAACAAGCCCCGATAAGTCAAACTATTGGGGCTTGACTTGAAGAAAGGCGAGGTGCAGACATGGCAAACCTTACAGACATATGTGCCGAATGTAGGAACTACTTTCTGCCGGATTATATTGATTTAGCAAACAGCATTCATAGAGGTACATACACGATAAGTGACGGGACCGTGTCTGACACCTCGTTCCTGCTTCAAGGACAATACTTCCGCATTGTCGGGTCAGTGCTGAATGTTGGAGTGTATGAAAACACTGCCGAGGGCAGAGCTTCGCTCAGAGACGAGACCTTCACGGGCAGCATATGGGCGATGGCTGTGCCGCCTGATTTTATCCGGCTCGCAAACGACATAGAAGCGTGGCGGGAAAAGAACGAAAGCATAGACAGCAAAAATCTGTCTCCGTTCAGCAGTGAAAACATTTCGAGTGTGTACGGCTACTCAAAAGGCAGCTCGAACAGCAACGGCGGTACGGCGGTGCCATGGCAAGCTCAATTTGGAGCACGCCTGAAACGATACAAAAGGGTGTATGAATTATGAGCTTGACAGATACGATTCTAAATGATTTCAGTGAAACCGTGTGCATGATGGATGAAACAACAGTGTCCGACGGATACGGCGGTTTTGACGTTGTATGGGCAGAAGGTGCGATCTTTACAGCCGCCATAACTCCCGATACGACACTGACCGCACAGATAGCACAAGCCGAAACGGAGATCAAGCGATACAGAATAACCACCTCCGGAAATATAACGCTTTTTGCAGGGAAGTACGTCAAGCGAATGGCTGACGGCACAACATACAAAGTGCTACAATCGAACACTGACAGGCTGACACCGAATGATTCGGAACTTCACGGCATACGCTCAACAACCATGGAAAGAGTGGTGCTGCCGACATGACGAAAATGCAGGCATTATATAGCTTTTTTTCATCGTTTGGGATACCCGCATACGAAGAAAACAGCATATACAGCACGAAAGTCGCACCGCAAATGCCATACATCACATATAACGTCGTAACGGACAGCTTCGACGGCGGTGATGTTACCTTGTCATGCTCGATTTGGTATCGCTCACCTTCGTGGAAAGAGATCGAAGAAAAAACAGACGAAATGTCTGCCACAATCGGCTACGGTGGAAAAACGATCCCCGCTGATGACGGTTATGTGTGGTTGAAACGCGGTTCGCCATTTGCACAAAGCATGGAAGACCCGTCCGATGATCTTGTAAAGCGGAAGTACATAAGCATAATGGCAGAGTATCTCACTGCCAACTAAAGTGAAAGGAGAAATAAGATATGGGAAGATATACAGTCATTCCTCAGAACACGTTCGACGCGGTACAGCTCAACGCGGGCGTGCTCCTGAGTAACTTCGATATCGAATCAGCAGCGGCAAGTACGGACAATCCGGGCTTCACTGATGCAGACCTTATAACTGCAACCACAGGCGGCATAACGATCAACTGTACTCCGACATACAGTGACCTCGGAGAAGACGTTGATAACTGCCCCGAAAACATGAAGGAACTGAAACACCTTGATTCATGGGCTTGTACCATAAGCACCACGGCGCTCGGGACTTCAGCTAACCTTATCAAGCTGTCGCTCGGCGCAGCTGACATAAACGCCGCAACAAAGGCGATTGTACCGCGTGCAGACTTGAAACAGACTGACTTTAAAAACCTCTGGTGGGTGGGAGAAAAGGCAAATGGCGGCTTCGTAGCGGTGCAGATTCTGAACGCGCTCGCAACGGGCGGTCTTTCGCTTACAACAAACAAAAACGCAAAGGGGCAGACAGGGCTTGAAATCACGGGGCACGTTTCGCTGAGTGCTCAGTCCACAGTGCCGATGATTTTCTACAGCATTGATCCCGATGCCGTTGATACCACGCTCAGTGCGCTGACGATCGGCTCGCTGACACTTACGCCGAGTTTTGACCCTGCAATAACGCAGTACTCGGCTGCAACAACCAATAGCACCGATACCATTACAGCAACGGCAACCGACAGCACTCACGCGACTGTAGTGATCAAAAACGGCACTACATCTGTGACGAGTGGAAGCTCTGCGACATGGAGCAGCGGCGATAATACCGTAACAATCACCGTCACCAATGATGGCGAAAGCACGCACTACTACGTGAATGTAAACAAGTCGTCCGAATGATTACCTTCTGATCGAACAAAGGGGATATTAAACAGCCCTGCTCTTTATAGGGCGGGGCTGTATCTCTATATGAAAGGATTGTAAAAATGGAAAAAAGTAAAAAAAAAGAAACAACAATCACGCCTGAAAAACAGGAAACTAAAACAATGCTGAACTGCTCCAACATCGAGTTTATAAAGCAGGCGAACGCAATAAAAAGCGACGTTGAACGATTTGTCAAAGCTACCAAAATCAATGAAATCCGTTCGGAACAGCTGACTTATACGGGCAAAGAGACCGATGAAGAAAAAGCAGAGCTTCAAAAGAAATTCGCTCACGAAAAGTGGAACAAAATCCTGACTGCCTGCTTTGTTGAAAACACAGACATAACGATGGACATCATTGCAAAGATGTGCTTTACAACAGCAGCAGAGCTTGAAAAAATGCAACCGCAGGAGCTTGAAGCAACGGCTGTGCTTTTACTTGCGGACGAAAGAATAAATAATTTTTTTATCTCGTTGAAAGTTATGGGGCTGTTCGGTACGGCTTGATACTTTCAGAGATCGACACTCAAAAGCTTGACCTTTTCGGCAGCGAGTACATAGCTATGCACTTTCTGAAATGGAAAGAACGCGAGCATTACAAAAACTACATCGCTGACGCACTAAAAGCGTTGACAGAGAACACCGCTAAAGCATACGGCGGCACGGTGCTGAAATTCTCGTTCAATGAGATGAAAGAAGCACGGTATGCGCCAAGAGAACGCGAAAAATCAGTGGAAGAAGTAGTTGAAAGTCTGAAAAGGAAGCTATGCAAAATTTAAGGAAGGAGGGCGATAACAAATGGATTTGCTGAACTTACAAGGCAAGCTGACACTCGATACAAGCGAGTATGAAGCGGCGATACAGAGAGCCGTGCAATTGGGTGGCTCGACGTTTACAAGCAGTATGCAGGGCGCTACAGGGAGCGCGCAACAGCTTCAAAACGCTGTAAATGGCGCGGGAGCACAGGCACAAGTTCTCGGGCAGCAGATGCAAGGAGCGACACAACAGACTGCGAATTTTGGCGATATGATAAAAAATGCTGTGACAATAACTCTCGGGCAGCTTTTCACACAAGCCGTAAACAAAGCAAAAGCCGCGCTTGTAGGCTTTGCAAAGCAGTCAATAAGTACGGGGATGAGCTTTGACAGCGCAATGTCCCAGGTCGCGGCGACAATGGGCGTAACCGCCGATCAAGTGCAGGAACTGCGCGAGTATGCCCAACAAATGGGTGCTACAACAGCATTTTCAGCTACGCAAAGTGCCGAAGCGTTAAACTATATGGCACTTGCCGGATATGATGCCGAAAAGAGCATGAAAATGCTCCCAAGTGTTCTGAACCTTGCAGCTTCGGGCGGTATGCAACTCGGCAGGGCTTCGGACATGGTGACGGACGCACAATCCGCGCTCGGGCTGTCGCTGGAGCAGACCACCGAAATGGTAAATCAAATGGCAATGGCAGCGTCGAAGTCGAATACTTCGGTTGAACAGCTCGGCGATGCCATACTCCAGATAGGTGGCACGGCGAAAAAACTCAAAGGCGGCACTACGGAGCTTGCAACGATTCTCGGCATTCTCGCCGATAACGGCATGAAGGGAGCCGAGGGCGGCACACACCTCCGAAACATGATGAATTCGCTTATGTCGCCCACCAAGAACGCCAAAGAGATGATGAGCGAACTCAACATATCTTTGTACGATGCTGACGGCAATATGCGCTCTCTCAACGATGTGTTCCTCGATATGCGTAACGTTATGGCGGAAATGGCAACGCAGCAAGAGCGCGACAAGGTAGTATCTACTATCTTCAATGCCCGCGATATGAAGGCGGCAGAAGCACTCCTTGCGGGAGTTGGAGACCGCTATCAACAGCTTTCGGGATACATAGATCAGGCGGCAGGGTCGGCACAAAATATGGCTAACACAAAGCTGGATAATCTGCAAGGCGATATAACGCTATTCAAATCGGCAGTTGAAGGCGCGCAAATAGCTGTATCCGAAAAACTCACTCCCGCACTTAGAAGCTTAACAAAATTCGGTTCACAAGCTGTGTCGGCTATGTCGGAAGGCTTTCGCGAAAACGGCTTGAAAGGTGCAATTGAAGGCACGCACGAAGCAATAGTAAAATATTTCGGAGAAGACACCGCACAAAAAATCATGCTCGTAAAGTCTGCTGTAGAGATCGCGGCGGCGGCTTGGGTGACATACAAAGCGACCGTTGTAGCGGCAGCAATCACGCAAGAAGTCTTAAATGCTCAAATGGGTAACGGCGTGATAATATCGGCGGCGCAAAAGATCGGGAAAGCGGTATCAATGATATCTGCACACCCGATAATTGCGCTCGGTTCGGCACTTGCGGCGGCTTCAATAGCCTTCAAAAACTTTGTTGATACAATGAGTGTAACCGTTCCCGACCCTTACGAGTATCTGAACGACAGTCAAAAAGAGTTTGTGGACGGTATATCCGACCTTCGGGAAAAGATAAGTGAAAGCAACAAGAAATGGGACGAATCGTTTCAATATACAACGAAGCAGCTTCAACATTATGAAGACCTGAAAAAGTCGCTGTATTCGCTCGACAGTGCCGAAGAGATCAACGCCAAAGACAAAGAACGAATGCGTTCGATTGTTGCAGAACTTAACGGAGCCATTGAGGGCTTAAATCTTCAACTCGATGCTGAAACAGGGCACCTTAAAAACACGCGGGAAGAAATCGAAAATACCATTGATGCGTATAAGCGAAAAATAAGAGCGCAGGCGGCAGAAGAGCAAATGCTCGAAGTTGCAAAGCAGCAAATCGACCTTGAAATGAAGCTCGAACAGGCTGCCCGTGAGCGTGATGGTGCAGAGCAGAAGCGAAATCAATTAAAGCTCGATTATGCGAGCAAAGTAATTGAGATGCAAAAGCTCCAAAAAGCAAGTGCAGAAGGGCTGATCGCAGTCGAAGACCAGAGCCGTGTGGAACAAAGAATGGAGGAACTGGAGAAGGAACTCCCAGAGCTCAAGCAACAAATCGAAGATCAAGAGACCGCCACAATTGAGCTACAAAATGCACATCGAGCGCTTAAAAGGCAAAGCGATGAATTATCTACTACAGAAACAAGGCTGACATCGATAATAAATCGTGGCGCATCAGCTATGAACGACTTTGGCGATCAAACCGAAGACACTACCGAACAAGTCACAGCCGCCACAGAAAAACAGGCTGAAAAGGTAATAAAGTCGATAGAAGATATCGCCGAAGCATACGACAAAGCGCTCGAAACCCGCACAGGAACATTTGAGAAATGGGCGGCAAAAGGGCTTGAAGTCGATAACTCGGAAGCTATTAAAGCGGCAGAAAATACCGCAAAGCAAGCCGCCGAAGCCTTGAAAAAGCAGCTGACCGCCGAGATCGAGCAGTCGAACGATGTTATCCAAGACGGATTGAAACAGATGGATAGTATCATGGACGACTACTATTCAGAGGTTCAGAACCGCGTCAGCACGCTCAACAGCTGGGTAGACAAAAACATCGATGTCGATGTTAACGCTGACGGCGAAATCACGTTCGAGGATATGGACAATGCTCTGAACGAGACACGCTATAAACTCAACGAGTGGTCAAAAGACATAGCGGAACTTTCAAAGCGCGGCATATCTGAGGGACTTTTACAGCAGCTCGAAGAAGCGGGTCCCGAGTCGGAGGAAAAGGTAAAGGCTCTTTTGTCGGCTTCGCAAAAAGACCTTGAAAGATACTCCGAAAACTGGGAAAAGGCATACAGCCAGATACCCGACGTTGCGATGGAGCAGCTTGAAAAGCTTAAGAGCGAGACCGAACAGCAAGTAAGCGAGCTTACAAACAGCCTGATAGCACAATCGCCCGAATTCAGAGACGCGCTCGCAAACGTCGGATTTGAAGCGGGGCAAGGCTATATAAGCGCACTTCGAGGGCAAACGGACGAAATCTCCCAAGTTGTGCAGGAAATGTTTAACACAACAAAGGAACAGATCGCCGCACAAACGCAGACCGAAAGCATTATCGATCCCGAATTAACGTTAAGTGACTTACAAACGGCTTTGGATACCACACAAAAGGGCTTTGAAGAGTGGGCGAACAACATTGATGAACTCTCAAAACGTGGCATTTCACAAGGGCTATTGCAGGAACTCGAAGACGCGGGTCCCGAATCCGCGGAAAAAGTCAAGGCTTTACTTAACGCAACCGACCCGCAGCTTAAAAAATACTCAAAAACATGGGAACAGCTGCACAAGGATATCAAATCAACGGCTGAAACGCAGTTGAGCGGACTGAAAGAAGCCAGTGAAAAAGAGATCGGCAATCTGATAGAAGACCTTGAAAACAGCTCTGCCGAATTCAAGGGAGCCATGGAGACCGTAGGTGTAAACGTCGTTGACGGATACCTTGACGGAATCCGCAGCAAGCTCGATGAAGTCAAGGAAGTCATGAAAGAGCTGTACAACGAGGGTACGCAAGGCACAGTCGAGGACGAAGCAGAAATAAGCTCGCCGTCAAAGGCTATGCGACGAATCGGTAAGTACGTCGGTGAAGGCTTTGCTCTCGGCATTGCTGACGAAAAGAGCGACGTCATGAGTGCTTCAAAATTGCTCACAGAAAGCGCTATAAGCCCTATGGACAACTTAACTCCCGTAGTTACCAAGGGCAGCGATAAAAGCGCGTACAGCGGCGCAGAGAGCACCACAGGGACACAGCAGCAACAGCAATACGTTTTTAATCTCGTAACGCCCGACGGTGATCTTATAGGGCGATGGATAGCACCGTTTGTAGATGCTATTCAGGGGCAAATGATGACGTTCAGCACGGAGGGATATGCGACATGACGACCGATTTTCATATATATACAAATGCGGGTCTGCGGCATATCACATACAACGGTGTGGATTCGCTGACGAATCACGGCATTTTGATAGCTGACGGAACGAGCGTAGAAAGCGTGATTCCACGTTCTGTAATCGATACGATACCACAGAGACAGGGAGCACTTGACGGGTCGAGAGTAAACGGAGAGTTGTTCTATGAACCCCGAACACTGACATACAAATTCAAGATTTTTGCGGACACCCGTGCAGAGTTGTCAACGAAAGAAGCAGCTGTAAAAGCATGGCTCAACAGTACGGGAACGTATCGCATAGCAGACAGCAACTACGCAGGTTTTGAGTTTGTAAACTGCGTTCTGAAAGGTATCGCAATCGAGCCGGGAGAAGTAAAATCCGCGTATTATATGTATCTCACGGCTGTGTTTACGTGTGACCCGTATATGCAGAAGACAGGGACAAGCCGCCAGCGCCTGACAACATGGGCGGCGCAGGGCAACACGGCGCGGGCGGTGATAGACAACAACTACGTGTACCCCGTCACATGGCTGGAAGTTCCCGCAACGCCCGCGAACAACGTTCTGACGTTCAGCATAAATTCGACGGCAGAACAGTCAAGTCTGCGGAGCTTTTACATTTTCGGCATTCCGAGCGGCGTGACCGTTTCGGACATATACGTCGTGCGGCAGGAAGAGGTGATACGCGATCTGGTGACGATGACAGCACCAGACCGAGGTACTCTCGGCAGCGTGCAGGAAGACGACATGGTGCTGATAACCTACAGCGGCGATATAACGTCAGCGGTGGCGGTCGGCGGGACAAATTCGGGTACGCCGTACAGCGTGACAAACCCGAAATACCGTCTAAATGCGCTGACGGAAGGAACGCCGACAGTGCGGATAAACGGCGGTGATCCCCCCGTAGATATTACCCGC